GCTTTCTGCTTTTAACCGCTCAAGCTCCTTCTCCCGCTCCTGCTGCGACATCTCCTTATGGAGTATCACATCTTTACCCATTATTTCAGTTCTTTCCATTCGATTCCATACTCCTTTACAAACTCTGAAAGCGCTATTCTATATTGCAATTGTAAGGCTCGAAAACATATAACTGGTAAATATCATGATTCATAGGATATCTTTTTCTTAAATACTCCCTTTTTAAAATTCTCTCTTTGAGTTCCATAAAGACTCTTTATATGACGCATTGGTGCTGGCTCAGTATTTGGTTCTTTTGCAATTTCGATCAAATCATCATTGAAATGAAAAACCAAAATACCAGTAATATCTTCATAATCACCGCCATAAGCATACGTTACTGAGTCTTCCGTATGTTCTTTGTAATCACAGTATACCAAAACGTTCACCACCTTCTCCAACTGCTTTTATCAGTTCCTTTTCCCAGTCAAACTGCTTTTTAGCTCTTTTATGAGCTTCTGAGATAGTTAAATTATATTCTTTTTCCAGCGTACTTTCAAGTAATTCATGATGTAAAAGTAAAATATCACGTTCTTCTGGCTTCCCCTCACGCAATCGCTTCCACGCAACTGCCATGTCATAATCAGGAGTCAACATTCCATAGCCATCATACTTTTGATGCTTATTGTAAAAAATATGACGTTTTATTTGCTGTACTTCTTTTTCCGTGAAATCAGTATTCCGTGCAATTTTCTTAACATCACTGTTATCTCTACTGATCTTCCTATACTCCTTCGCGGCAAAGATATCTCTGGGATCATTTTCATCGTACGGAGTGTATTGCTTGCCTCCAGTCTGCTTTACTGACTCTTCATCTACTTTGCGCAGCTCATAGCTCAGGTAACACCTGCAGTTAATGTCCTCACCGGCAACACCGCTCTGTCCCGGAGCCATAGTCTTTGCGCCGCTCGGAAGAATAAATTCCTCGTCAATTTTGACTGCTACTCCATCCATCTTCCGGTGATCATACTGCTTATTCCTGCCCTTCTGCTTCGCTGGCCGGACCCGCTCGTCTTTCATGGTTTTCCAGACCTTCATCATCTGCAGCGGGACATTCCCAGAAGATAACGCTTCTTGTACCGATCTAGCAGCGTCCAGATTGCCTGCTTCCCGAACACGGTGTGTCTCTGTCCTGGATATCCGGATAGCTTTCTTATAGCTGCCATCCACAGACTGCTTAATCCTACCAGCCATCGTGCTGTACCGGTCACCATTCATGAGCCCGACCGTAATGGCTTGTTTGATATCGTAGATGATTTCCTTCCGGTGTTTCTCCAGACGGTCATTTAAAGTCAGCTTTGATACCGGATTTTCAACGGCGCGCCGCAGGATTGCCTGAGTACAGCCCTTTAAACCACTGACAACATCCTGAGCCCTATCCTGCACCGCATCGATCATGCCATTATAGGTGTGCTCATAGACCTGCTCCACCGTGCTGCGGATCAGCCGCTTGGTCTCTGGTGACAGGTCATTGATTTTCTTCTCCACCTCGTCCAGGAATCGGGCATAACGGCTGTGTCGCTGCAAGATCTCATAAGTCAGCTTATCATCTTCTGCATACTGACTGTAGGTGTCTGCCAGATAATGCCGCAGCTCTTTTAATATCTCCTGGTAATTCTTCCGTATCTTCGCCTCAGTGCCCTTCTCGCGGTGTTCTTCGATGCGCCGGACCTGCGCCAGGAGATAATCCAGATTGTAATCAGCCATCGCTCTCCTTGCCTTCTACGGGATCTTTATTCTGGTCATCCAGCTTCTTGCTCTGATCATCGTCATCATTGTCATCGTCCAAATCTGGAATATCGTCCTGCTCACTCTCGATCAGACGCATAACTGCATCCACATCGTCAATAAAGGACAACGCACCAAAAGCAATCTTCTTTGGAAGTCCTGCCGCAATCAGCGCCTGTACCGCCTGAGCCTCACCCTGGAAGTCTACCGGGAAATTCCGGTTGTACTTTACGCTACACTGCAAAGGGTCGAACGCTGTGCCCTTCTTCCGGAAACTGCTGCTCAGAACCTTAAACATGTAGGTGTCAGCACTGAGCATCTTTGCTTCAAAGGTTCCTGTTTTCGTTTCCAGGCCGATCATCTTGATCCGTAACGCCAGACCTGAAGATGCTGCAAATTCTGGATCATTCAAATTCGGATTCCTGGATAAGCGGTAAATATTATCCTGGGCGCGATCCAGGTGGCTGTTAACAAAATCACCGTTAATGTTCTTTGTCAGATATGTGACATCATACGGTGAATCCGGATCATCCACATCAATGCCAATAACACCAGTGGCATTGGCGGTTTTTAAGATATTGTTATCCACCCGGCAGTTTTTAAAAACCATGTAGGCATTTGCAAAACCCTCAATGTCATTGCTGTTATCACTGTAGTTGCTGTCATAGTCATCAATCAGTGCCAGGACTTTCTCTGCATCCCCGATCAACTCTCTGTTGTTTGGAACTCCCTGTAGTGGACAATAATCAAACAGATGTGGCTTCTCATCCACGCATACAAACGCCCCAGGCTGACCTTCGAAGAAATAGATTTTATTCTTATCGTAAAACTCTGCCTTGAAAATCATCTCATCATTCAGGTTCAGAAATGGATAATACCGAACTGCGTATTCCGGCTCGGTCATTTCAGTATCTGAGAGGATAATGCACTCATACGGCGGGATCACCATGGCACGCTCGTTGCCTTCTGGATCAATGTAAAAGAGGCGGCCAGAGTATCCGCAGATTGCTGCAAACTTGGTCACCTCCATCGAAACATCGAACATATTATTCCGTTTTACAAAATCTGAAAGAGCTTTTGACGCCTTTTCTACAGCTTCCTCGCCTCCAGTCTCCTCTTCAGCCTGATAGTCAGTACCATAGTTGTAATTCGCTGGCTTACCTGCAAAATAACCAACCTTTCCGTCTACGATCTCGCCCAGAAAATCATTGTTGACGCGGTTATTGATTGCGCTCTCAGCTTCATGATCATCGTCACCGCTGAATCTCGGCTCTCTCGTAAAAATCGGCACCTTGTCCGCCTCCGTCCGGTACCGTCCGTACAGATCCATCATATGCCGCTGACAGCCCTGGTGTCGTTCGATGATACGATCCAGAAGGTCCGTTGTAATACCAGTCAGCCGGATCTGCTCAATTTCGGCAGCATAATCCGGATATTCCATCTTCGGAAGTCTTCCAGCCCATCTATCCATGTTCCTTCCCTCGCTTTCGTTTCTGGCAGTACGCCACGATTTTTTTATCAAAAAACGGCCTGCCTCCATCCGGCATTGTCAAGCCGCATTTCGTACAGACCTTTACTTCGTTTACATTTTTCCAATCATGCCCGCACATGGCACCTCCTAAATCCGGAATCTCATGTTATCACCCTTTAGATCCTCAACCTCGTAGTCATCCAGCGCATACCAGATTGCCGACAATGTATGTGGATCAATGTTAAACTCATCCTCCTGCACATTGCCGTCCTTATCGACCGCAAAGGTCAGCTCCTGCAGCTCTCCAATCGTATTCGGACAGTTATCCAGGCACACAATCCTACGGAAGCGCTTCACTTTTTTGGTATATATCGCTCTGGAGCCTTTGAATTTTCTGCAGGCACGCATCCTGAAACCCTGTTTGCGATAATACGCGATAGCTTTAGGTTCCGCACAATCCGCTTTAATTAACTCCTGTGTATCCTTAAATTCTTCGATGTCCGTCTCAATCTCCTGGTCCGTCTTATCTCGGCTGTAATACTCCCAGATGATGTACAAGGTCTTGCTGTCCTGGTCTATGACAAGCCTGAGCAACGCGTTGTAGGATGTCACGAAACCGAAGTCCATACCGGCCTTCTCGAGCGGATGACGAATCTTTCGGATTTCCTCAATTCCCTGCTCATATGGCATAACCTCGAACTGTGGAAATACCAGCTTACCGTTGATACCGAAGCGTCCCTTCCGGGCCACACGGTAAAGATCCGGATCATGCTGCTGCAATTCATCCAGCTGCACCACATAATCCTCAGGAACAAAATAGTTATCATCGACCGTACTGTGGTGATAATACACATTGCCTACAACTATGATCCGCTTCTGGTACAGATCTTCGTCATCCAGAACTTTGTACCCTGTAGTTCGGTCTTGAAAGAAATGCTTATACACCCAGTTATTTTTACTCACTGGGTTCGTGGACAGAATAATGTGGTTGCTGAGTGTTGGGTGGCGGAGACGACCAAGGATCTCCTTGAATCCCGCATATTTAACCTCGGAACACTCCTCGATCCAGACAATCGATACGCCATTTAAGGATTTCAGCTTTGCCGGTTTGTCCATGCCCTTGAAAATAATGCGGCTGCCATTCCGGAAACGCACCTGCATCGGTGATGTCGTAAAGTCAATGTAATCCGATACCCCCATAGACTCGGCCACTTCCATAAGCAGGTCATAACAGGAATCGCGGATCGTATCAAAAACTTCTCTGACAACCAGTGCTTTGCGTCTCTCTTCCAGAAGCTTCTTGATCAGCTTTACAGCCACATGATAGCTCTTGGAACTGCCATAGCCACCAACCAGCAAGTACATCTTATGATTCCAGTCATCAATGAAATCAAAGAAATGGTCGTTTATAACAAACTGTACGTTATGTTCATCCGCCATGGCCTTCACTCGCTTTCGTGAAAGTGATATGGATTGGCTTGTCCTCTTTGTCCTCTACCTTGGCACGAAGGACATCTATACGTGCCTTCTGCTCATCACTGGCAAGATCCCAGCGCTTATGCAGCAACTCGTCATACTGTTTAATGAGACTGCGAAGCTCCGACTGTGCCCTGGCCTGGGCCTGTAGGAATTTCCCCTGTTTATCCCAGGCATGCTGTACCTCCCAACGCTCTCCGATCACGTTGCCGTCCTTATGCTCAATCTTTTCGATTGTCTTATCATCCCGGTCACGCACATACATGATCTGCTGTGCCCGGATAATAGCAGCATACGCAATCTGGATCTGATCCCAGAGGACATCCAGCGGATTCGTCGACATCTCCTGGATAATAGAAACGGTCTCCTCAGGCAAATACTTGCTGAAGAAACCGAATTTTTCTGCATTTTTATTTTGTTCCGGAGCTCCTCCGTTGTTTCCAACGGCGTTCTGATTCTTTGGCTGGGCTCCGCGCTTACGCTTTCGCGAACGCTCGTTTTTCTTATCCGAACGTTCGTTATCCCATTTATGTGTACACTTCCAACGGCGGACCGTTCCTTCTGGCAGATTTAGTTGACTTGCAATCTCAACCAATTTCTCCCCTTCCAGATACATAGCCTTCGCCTGTTCTATTCTTGGATCCGGCGCTCTGGCCATGTCCGATCACCTCGATTCGTGTTGTTTTGAGTATAAGAAAAGGAGCCACGCAGGTGACTCCTAACAATCACAATCTAATACTATATAATTTCCGCAGTTTTTACAGTCAATCCTAATTTCTTTAAGCTTTACGCTAACATCATCCGAATCCGTTACCGTATCATAATCCAGATTTTTTTCTATCTGCGCCTCATACAAATCAAATTCATGATTTCTTAGATTTCTAGAAAAATAGGCAACTTGTCCGCGTGTTTCAGGATCTATCTCTATTTTATTTCCGCATTCACATTCTACGATTATCTTCATACCGTTAATTTCCCCCAATTTGCTTCCCACTCATGTAATTCTGCTATGTGCTTAAACTCATCCATGCGATCCTTAGGTATTTTCGGAACAAACGGAGATACATCCACATAACAAACAAATGTTACTCGTTTTACTTCGTATTCATATGGATCTTTCCATAATGGATCTTCAACAAAATCACCTTTATGGGGAATCATCATGCTTTCATATGTTTTTGTCCAACGATACGGAAATTTATCACCGACAAACTCCACAACCTGAGATAATCTAATTTTCATACTGCTTTCTCCTTTGACATTTTTATTTTTTTTCTGTTCGCACTACTGTCTTAGTTCCATTACAATACCACTTATTGTTAGCACTGTCAATATGTGAGTGCTAATTTATATCTTGTCTTATAAAAAAGACACCCTCTTTCAAGGATGCCTTTCATGCTACCTGGAATGTCCGGGTGGAGATCCCTAAACCAGGTAAATCGGAACGGAAGGACTCGAACCTTCGCTTAGGACACAAGCCATTGCTCTACCTCTGAGCTACGTTCCAACAACGCTTCCTAAGTGAACTCCACCGTCCTGATCCTCAATGTCTCTTCAGAGCAATCAGATAAGTACATCCGTGCACAAATGCATTCCATGTTTTATTCAAAAAGGCATTGTCAATCTCTCTGAGGTGTTGCGCATACGCTCAGTTCATCCGGGAGCGACCCGGCAGCTTCCTCTGCCAAGCTGTGACCCCCGGCAGAGGTTCCAGGGGAATTAAGCCGCCGGCCGTATGCCTTTGGCTTCATGGTACACTATAACACTTTGTTTCGTAACATGTGTAACAACCGTAACAAACTTTATTTTTCTTCCATAAATCTCAAGTACTCCATCTTTACTCCTGCCTCAGTAGCTTTTCTCCCCATTCTCGCTGCGACTTCTTTCCAGGTAAGCTCTTCAAAGATCTTATACCTGATAATCCGCTGCATTCTCTGCGGTATCGTGTTCAGCCATGCTTCCACATCATGCTTGATCCGTTCCGCAGTCTGCAACCGCTCTTTCAGGATCACTTCCAGCCGGTCTAGCTCATCCGGATCCCTTACTACAGGATATGCCAGACCTTCGATATGAAACGTCTGTGGTGTGTAAGGGAACTCATGCGAAGACCCTTTCACTGCATCCTGCTCAATCCTCTTCCTGGCTTTCTTAAGCTTCAGGATTTCCCTTTTGGTATCTTCCACCTGGGCGCATGCATCTATATACTGCACCAGAATCTGCTTGTCCAACGGTATCACCTCATTCCTGCTCTTGGTTTGTATGTACGTTCTCCCAGAAGATATTCCTCTTCCTTCCTCTGTTGACCTAGAAGCTGCCGTAACCGGTTTAAGGTATCCCTGTTCTTCTGATCCTCGAAAAACTTCACCAGCTTCTCGTTCATCTTTGCCATATCTTTATTGATTCGCCTGGTTCTTCTGCTCTGTTGAAGACTTGTTGCAATCCGGTTCCTTTTGTTCCGGTCCTTGGCAAATTCCATTTCATGAAGAAAGTCCTGGAGACGCTTGTCCTCTTCAACGACCTTATCGCAAGCATACCTGTATTCTAAAATGCTCTCATCATAGTAGCTTAGAAACTCTTCCAGAGCCTGCGCCGGTGTCTTTCTCTTACTCATCTGGTATCCTCCGCAGCTCCGGATCCGGGCAGAGGCTTGTCCCCGCATAGGCTGGCATCCTGGCTGACCAGGTTGTAGGCTTCGGCCCGTTAATAATCGCATGGTCTGATGCGGCTATGGC